AACATTATGCAGTTCTACAGACCCCCATTTTCGTGAGCCTACAGAACTGCGTGTTTATTGTCACCTACAGGTGTGGGTTAATGTATTGTTTTAGGATTTCGGTTTTTATCTTTAACCACCAACAATAGCTATTTCATTTCCGTCTGTTGCACTTGTTGGTGCACCTATTTTATATCTTAATTTACCATTTGCTGACCAGAAGTAAACTTGACCGTTAAATACAATTGGTTTTTCGTAACTACAATTCATTCGTGTACCGTTATTTGCACCCTTGCTTAAATCAAGCATGTTAGCAGTCATTGTTATATCAGCGGTAGTGCTACCACCTTGTTGTCTAAAATTCATATTTTTTAAACCATTAAATTTATTGGTAGCGCCATTCCAATCTCTTAAAGTATAATCATAATTTTCATTGCTATAACTTGTTGAACTTAAATTATTAAATAATTTACTATTATCATCAAAGCTATAACGCTTATCAGAGTAAATTGTAGGGTCATTTGTATTTTCCATTATAAGAAATGCATTTTCACCTTTTGCAAAGTTTGTTGCTTGATTAGCACTTACTAATACTACGCAATCTCTAACTACAACAGGGTTTAAAGGATTATTTAGTTTAAATAAATATGGTTTATTTCCCTCAAACCAACAATTTTCAAATGTACACTGAATAGTTGAAGAATTAAAAGGTACACTTAAGTCAATAATAGGTAAGTCTTGTTTATTACTATTACCTTCTATTTCACATGCTTTAAAAAGAATATTATTACCAAAATGTTGTGTAGGGGCGCTTGCTATAGCTTGATAATTACCAAATAATTTACAATAGTTAAATGAAACATTATTTAAGTTTGTATAATCACTTAAATCACGATAAATTCCAACTTCATTATCGATAAAACCACAACCATTAAATGTATTTAATAAACCGTTAACGTCTCTATAACCATATTTAAAATTTGTAAATCTACAATTATTAAATATGTTATCTGCGCATTTGTTAACTAACAAACCTGTTCCTTGTTTTGGTAACATTTGAGTTATTACACAATTACTTATTACATTATAACCACGATATGCGGGTAAATTAGCACCGTCAACTATTAAAGCGTTAGTTTCACCATAAAATTGAATATTCGCATGGTTAAAATCAATAATACATTTGCTATTGTTAATATTTATTGAATTTATTAGTTTGTAAATTTTATTTGAAAATAATATAGTTTTATATCCCATAGTGATTAACTCATTAATTTTTATAGAAATGTCATTATCATATTGGCAACCTATACTATCAACATTAATAATATCACCCATTAGACAGCCATAAAGACCATTTTTTAGCGTAAAGTAATATTTTTCGGGTTGAGTATCTGAGACATATACAAAACAATTTCCGCCGTCATTTATTTCGTTGAAACCGTTAGTTCTTAAATATTCACCGCTTTTTAATGCTCTATCTTCAATTAAATTTTGTGTAGTATCATAAGTTTTTGTGATAAATGGTTTTAATAAATCAACATCTTGTTTATATTTTTCCACTTCTTGTCTATACATTTCTACTTGAGCATTATAATTACCCGTTAGCGCCCAATATTGTTGAGTACTTTCACTAGGGATAATTCCTTTAGGTACATAAGTTCGTGATGTATAGCTAGTTCCTTGATATAACACAACATCTAAAGGCTCATATGTCATATCTGCTGACCATTCACCTAAAATACGTGGGACATATCTCGCTCCAATATATACATTATTTTGACTTCCACAATTTCCATTCATAAATTATTTTTCCTCCTTTTTTAATAAAGCGCATTTCATTCCATAATTATATCCATATTTATACATTACAATAATTTGGTCTAGATTTAACAACATATTAAATTTCATAATGTGCCTCCTAATATTTCATAATCAAATGACCGTATAAAGGGTCGTTTGTGTCAATGATAGTATCAAATTCTAGACAATCCCAATTACTCGGTATATATGCGCAAAAGTAACCGTCAGTAGTTAACCCAAAACTTACAAATTTTACTGCCCGTTCAAATAAGCATAATAAGTTATTGTCTATCCAATTAATAATACTGTCTAAATATAAATCAACATATTCACCATTTTTAATTTTTTCTAATTCTTGATTAACTTTATCTAGTGCGTTTTGTAATGATTGAATATCTTGTTTATTTTGAGCAATTTGTTGACTATTTGCATTAATATTGTTAATACATTGATTTAATTTATCCGCAACTTTACACAAAACCTCGTAGTAACTTAAACTATCATCATAAACCAATGGCAGTACCTTTTGACACCAAAATATAAATTTTCCAATTTCTGGGCTCATTATTACACCTCCTAGTATAGACCCATAAATAAGTCATTCAACTCATTTATAATTTGCATATCGATATTCAAAAAAGTTTGTCTATATTTCATTAATAATTCACTTTGACTTTCTCTGTTTCCCTTTTCTGTTCTTGTATAATTTTCATTATCTTCCCTATTAATTTTTTCATCATTTTTTCTATTTTGTGTATCGGTAGTTTCTTGATGTGCAGTTGAACTTGTAGTATCTTCATTTTTACTAATTCTAGCATAGCTAGCGTATAATTCACCATCTATATTACCAATACTTAACATTCCTTGTGGTGTGTCACTTTCAACATCTTTAAAATTAGTATTTTTTGTAGAATTTGAATTGCTATCACCATTACTGTTTACTGTAGTATCTTCATTAAAGTTTTTAGTATCATTTCCTATCTTAGTCCTAGTTAATGTTTCTGTAAAGTCAATGGTATTGAGTGGGTCAATTTCTATTAATGCACTTTTATATAGTTGGTTATAATATGGCATTATTTCATTCATTGTTTGTTTTAAATAAAATCTAAATAGACCAACTGTTTCGAATCCAATTTCTCTAAAGTAATAGTGGTTTATAATCTTTTGATTTAATTCTTCTCTGTAATTTTCATCAAAGATTGGATATTCATTAAGTTGTAGGTCATAGCCATTTTCAATAACCCACCTTAACTCCGTAGTGTATTTACTCATTTTCTATGACCTCCTCACTTTCTTCATTCTCGTACATTTCTTCATAATCATCAAGTTCATCATAACCGCTCACTCTAAATCTAACATCTATATTCAATCCGAACATTTCATTTATTTGCTCACAAGCCTGTTTTCTAGCAACTAAACCAATTTCTTTATAAACTTCTACTGCTCCTAAATTGGTCTTTACTTCATCAGTATTAACACGTTCACGTTTGGTTATATTACTGTTTGAAATTCCCATTTTAGTATAAAAGTTATTTAATTTTGTGACTTTTAAATCTTCTAGTTTATCTGCTACAAATGGACTGTCAGTTTTAATTGCTTTTAACCCTCCAATATCCAAATTTTTATCGGCAAATATGAATGGTGCATTACCGTCATACTGCATATATAAATTCTGTAGGGTTAATCTTTGTTTATCACTGCATTGTATTAAGATAGGGGTTTTCTGCCCTTTAACATTAACATCAATTGCCCTTTCTATTTCATATATACGTTGTGAACTGTTTGTAATTCTCAACATTTCATTAGTGTGTAAAAAGTTATTGAATATAAATACACTGTTTGTGTTATCTAGTTTTTTGTTAAATCCATTAACTGCATATGCTCTGCGGTCTTTAGGAATTCTATAGACATCATATTGACCGCCGTAGGTACATTGAAGTGTCATATATTCCTCTATTGCCTCATCATAAAAGAATATTGCTACACCATTAGTTGCAAGGATATATTCTAAATATCTGTAGTCAATTTCTTTAGGAAGATTAACCCATTCATAACGACTAATCGCAATCAGCAAGTGGTCTTGAACAATTTCATTATAAGTATTTTTATTGACAATATAACTTTCATCAACTAAATTTTTAATTTTACGTCTGCTCATTTTATTACTCCTATCTTATAGAATTGTTGCGATTGTAATTACCCACATCACTGTCATGCCATATAGTAATACCCTTATTAAAAGCATTTCTAATAGTTGTTAAATCATCTTTAGGTATTGAACCCGTAATATTACAGTCATTAGTTTTGATATAATTCCAATATTGCCTAGTTCTTAGTTGAGGGGTTTTTAATACCGCAACTTTATAACCGTATACATCAAAGAAATTATCTATTACTCTTGCCTGTTCTGCTTTTACACTAAGCATTTCTATTTTGAATAAGTTTTGTTGAAGTGATGAATTGATTGTGTTAGTAGAAGTTGAACCCCTAGCACTTAGTGGCTGAGCGTCCATGTCAACTGATTTTCCAATTAATGATAAAGCACTTGACAGTCCACCGGTTAAAGCCCCTAATCCCGCTCCGGCGGGTCCACCTAATGCAAAGCCACTCATTGCACCGCTTGCTATACTTCCTATAAATCCTAAACCATTGCTTGTACCGTTTTGGTTAAGCCATGTAGCATATGGGTCATTTGTCCATTGACAGGTTGGAAATGGTGGCAATTCAACAGTGTATCTAAAATCACCATCACTATTACCGTTATAATTACTAGGTGTTATAGCCATAACACAATTAGAATTGCTAGCTTTTCTAATAACAAATGTAGCCGTTGCCTCTGCAAATCTTTCAGGGCGCATTTCAACAAATGATGCGTTATTATTAGATACTCTTATAGAACAATAGGGATAAGTTAATAATTTTTTATTTCTTGGTGTATAACCATTACATGATGTTAATTTAGGGTGACTGATATTTTCAGTTAAACCAGTCAAACTTTCTGTTACTTCACCATTTTCATTAGTAGTTATTAATTCAGTGGGTAGCATAAATACATTGATTATAGCACTTTCTTTTCCCCCGCTAATAATGCCGTTTAACTTCTCTTTGAATGTATCAATAGAAGTCCAAGCAAACCAACGCCCTGCACTTAACACACCGTTATATCTTCCGCCACTAGTAACATCTGTAGCGGTGTTAGGGTCTACAGTTGTATTCATAATATAATAATATTGACCGCTATAGCCCTCACGGTAGAAGTTATTACATATTAATTCATTAACTTCTATATTTTCATTTAAGGTGTGTGCCCCAACACTATCATCAGTAACGTGTTCTCTTTCCACAATACATTGGTTTAAATGCATTTGGAATAACCAAGTTTGTATAGCATCTATTTTAAACTTGATACCTGTCGTTTGAGGGTTGATGTATCTAATGTTGGTAACGAACCCATAAAACCACTTATTATGGTAATTTGTATTTTGAAACATAATATAATTTGCATTATATAAAAGTTCAGCATTTAGTGGAACTCTTACTTCTTCTTCCAAGCGCTGATACGTAAAATCTGTAAAAGCACTATTAGGCAAAGTAGCACCAATAAAATAATTGGTCTGTTCTTCTATTGATGAAAAGTCCATAGTGTTTTGGTAATTTTCATCTAAAGGTACATTTAATAATCTTACTTGGGTATTTGGTGTAAAACTCATTTTAATTTACCTCCTTTAAAGGAAGTACAAGGAATTAATTTCCTTGTACTGTAATTGTAGCCGAACCGCTAACTCCACCTGTATAAATGCTAGTGGCAGTAACTGTAAGAGTTTTAGCAGTTTCATCAGCGCCGACATGTAATAAACCGTTTGGGTCTACATATGTTGCCTCTGTAGGTGATGTTGCACCCGCAACAGACCAAGCCACTTCTTTATCAGCAAAACCTGTTGATGTAACTTTCGCTTTTAATTGGAGAGTTGCCCCTTTAGCAACTTCCGCTGAACTTGGTGACACATCAACTTGTGTAACACTTCCTTGTTCTGTTGTAAACAGTAAAGCGTTATGGAATGGTGAGGCACTAAATGTTTTCCATGTATGATACCAATATTGCCAGTATAAACCTTGACCGTTATATTGTTCAGTGAAATTAACAAAATTATCATAACACATTAAGAAATCTCTATCAACAATCATAGCTTTGATAGTATCTAATAGTGTAAGTTCTTCCTCTGTAAATGCTTTATAATGTGGGTCTAATGAACCATCATCATTAGTAAATAATTCAGTTAAGCGTGTTGTGTCATGAACTCCCCAACTGTCTACTAATTTTGTTTGTCCGCTGAATTGTGCCTTATCCATGTTAAAGGCTTTAGCTAATACTTCTACGTCAATAGTAGCATTAAATGTTGCATCTTCAATTACATATTGTTCTTCCTTAGGAGTATGAGTATATACACCGTTAGCATTGTAATTTGTTGATAAGAAAGTCATCATATTTGAGATGCCTTTAATAGTTGAAACAATAGAATTGGCATTAGCTGATGTTACTTCAGGAATTACAGTAGGTTTAATTGCACCGTCTAGCGCTAATCTGCAAAGTAAATATTTCATTACAATAAATTCATCATAGTTAGCGCCTGTATACATACTATCGACAATGCGTCCAATAATATCAGTGATACCGTTCCATGAAAGAAACGCTTGTCTTAATTGGTCGTTTGAAATAGTGTTTTTATAAAATTTTTGATAATTCATTGTGTGGAACGCTGAACGTACATCGGGAATTACTCTTTTGAAAATTTCCGTTTCTGCACGTTGTTGGTCGAACTGATGAGGTTTAGCAATATTCACAAAAATTTCCTCAATAGTTTCACCGAACTCTAGCATACCCTTTTTAAATGACGCCCATGGGTTGTCATACATTTTTGAAGTGATTAATACTCTACCGATACGGTTATATAATGCACTTAAAAATTCATTTCTAACTGCGTCATAAGTTGTTACAATTTCCCCAATTTGGTGTAATGTTGCGATGTCGTTGACATCAGCCTCGGGAACTAAAGATTGATAAGGAGCTGAGGCATTGGCACGAATGTTATTTAATGTTTCAGCACTGTTTGTATTAAGTGTTACAATATTAGGCATTGTTGGCATATATTAGCCCTCCCTTTCTTTAAATAATTCTTTATATTCTTTTTTATCGCTTTCGCTATCGTCCTTTACATCTTCCTCTTGTTCTTTTTTAACCTCTTCGGGTGATGTAAAGAAACGTTCTTTATATCTTTCTTTTAAAGTTTCATATTTTTCTTTATAATCAACTTCTGTATCGCCTTTATTTTCTACATCTTCGTCAGCCTCTTTTTCATCAACAATTAGGCTTTCGTCAAAATCTTTACGAAGTCTGTCCATAAAGTCCTCCATTTCAGGTGTCAGGTCGCCGTCACCTAAAATGCCTCTTAAAATTTCATCATGTTCTTCTTTTGTTAAACGTGACATTATCTTAACCTCCTATTCATTAAAAATAAAAATATTGGTGTAGTTTTTCTATTAGTAGGGACTGTTGGCTCGGGAGGTATAACCCCTCCCATATATTCAAACCAATAATCAGCCCATTGTTGTCGTAACTGCCAGTGATTGACATTAGGGTCATAACTAGGGCGTTCATATCCTGCCATAAACAAAATGGCTAATTTAGACGGCGTCCAATTCATTTCATTTGATAAAAACTGTTGACCCGTTATCCCTACCATGTCGGGTGTTGCTCCACTGTTATAGAAACGAGATATAAAAGCCTCACTTGTGTACCATTGTGCAATATTTGGGTGATTAAGCACTTCTTGCGGAATAACTTGAAGTTGAATATCTCCACTTGTATATGGTGATAACCCTAATACAGCACATGCGTTTTGTAAAACGCTAACGGGTGTCCATTGTACTAGACCATACCCCGCGCCTCCTGTTTCTTCTCTATTAGGGTTTATACCACTTTCTGCATACATGTTTCCCATTATTCCTGCTATTGTGGTATCGGGAAAACCTACACTGCGGTAATAGTTTATAACAATATTTGCGTTGTTGGTACTTTCTTCAAATGTCAGTGAACCCTTTTTACCAATCCATGGCATTATAACAACTCCTATCTTTTTAACTTACCTTGTTTAGCAAGGTCTAATAAATATACATTTTGTTCATATGAACCGCTATACTCTAAAATACCATTTTGTCGAGCAATAACTTTACGATTGGCAAAGTTACCAATTTCACCAATAGATATTAAATAATCAACTATTGATTTTTCTGTACTTGAACATTGAGGATAGTAAGAAACACTTGAATGAGTGTTGTAATCTATATAATCAAATAGTCCCCATTTAGTCCATTTACGTGTGTGTAAATTTTGAGTGTTTGAATACCCACACCCAATAATAAAAGTTTTTTGAATACCGTTTTCCCACTTTGGTGAACTTTCTACACATACACCATTTCCAACATGAATACCAATATGACCCTTCATATGAACTATTGCTCCAACGGGAAGATGTTCAAAATTAGTTGAAGTTTTAGAACACTGTTTAATCATGGTATCCGCATTAATATCGGGAACGCCGTTTGATTTATATGCACCGCTATGAGGATAGCCCCATAAAATACCTTTGATTAAACCGCTACAGTCACATAGTAAATATTTACCATTATAACTGTTCATGAACTTACCTAATTTATATAATGTTGGTAACTTTTCATATTCTAGTGCCTTATTACAAAATTCATCAGCTTTCATTTTATACTCCTTTCTCTAAAATGTTATCAAGTTTTTCATACAATTTAGCAAAGGCAACAGTGTTGTTATTGAGAGCCTCGACCACTTGATTTATTTCCTGTTTGTGTTGTTCATTTAACAACTTAATATCTTCACGTTGTGATTTATTGGTTTCATAGATATACCAAGCCATACCGATAACACACACAATTGGGAAACCGATTGTACTAATCAACTGCGAAATGTCAGCAACTGTCATAGTTAACCTCCTTTCATATAATATTATATCATATATAGTATTATTTTTCAAATTAGCGTATTTTCTTCAATAAAAGGGTTGCATTTTAAACATAATTATGGTATACTGTAATTGTGGTTAGGGAAAGCCATTAATTAACTCCAACTTCATTTAAAAGCAAAACTTCATCTTATCCCTAGCCACCTCCCCAATATGAGTGATAAAGGAAATATGCAGTTCAATTCTGCAGTCACTCTAAAATACCACTAAAGAATAAGGAGGAAAAAGAAAATGAAAGAAATTATCAGAACAGTGGAAGAACATACTATTAAAGGAATTGAAATTAATTACGAGGGAGGACAGGTATTAGTTGAAGAACTTCAACCATTAAAAGTAACAACAATTACTATGACACATGATAAAGCATTAAAAATGCTTAAGCAAAAATATGGTAAAAATAAACATATTGAGTTACAGGAAGTTGTATCACAAAAATATAAAGTAGCTTGTCCGTATGATGTATTTATGGCAAATGCAAGAGTTATTACTGATGAAGAAAATAAAGGAGATGTAGAATAATGAGTTTAAAAAAGACAATTACACAAACAAATTTAGAAAGTATTCAAGCATATAAAGCAATTAACTCTAATGAGGGTGTTGGTGCAAAAGAGGCAGTAGGTAATGAATTTACAGTAGACGGTTATGTTATTTATGACGGGGTTATGACTAATGAAGATACGGGCGAAGTATCAACAATGACTTCTATTGTATTCCAAACATCAATCGGATATATTGGATCAAATTCAAAAACTATCATTAATTCATTTATTGATATGTTAGAAAATATTGCGGAACAGATTGGTGAAGAAGAATTTAAAAAGTTACCTTTAAAAATCACTAGCGGTAAAGCTAAGAGTGGTAACACATTCTATGACATTGAAATCGCATAATTAAAGGGAACTTAGTTCCCTTTTTTAATAGGAGGTTAAAATAGTGGTAAAACTTACAAGAAATGGTATATGTTATAATTTAAAAGAAACACCATATAAATATGAAAACGGTAAATTAATTTTACATTTTTCATCGTTAAAAAACATGGAAAAATTCCATTCAAGAAAAACAGTAGAAAGAAATAATTTATATCGTTCTCTATATAATCGATTTAAAATAAGCATTAATGTCAGTATTTTAAGTGATATAATATTATATACAAAAATAGAAAAACGTGGTTTTTTCATTACATTAATTAACGGGGAGGAAATAACATGCCTAGACAACCTAAGATTAGGTGGAATGCAAATCAAAAAGAAAGACTTAAGAAAACAGTAAAACGTTTCAATGCTAAAATAGCAAGAGAGGCTAAAAAGTCAAATATTGCTAGTGAGTATCTACCTAAAAAATTAAGCATTAAAGAATTAAGGCAGTCTATCACTACTGCTAAAGATTTAAATTTATTAGAGAAATCAGTACAGAGAGCTTTTAAAAAAGACGCATTTAAACTAGTAAAAAATGAAAAAGGTGTAATTACTACTAAGTACGAAAAAAGAGAAGTTGGTATTCAAGTACGAAGAATTAATATTAAGCGAAGTTATGAAAGGAAAAAGGCAAATTTAACATTTGAAAAAGGTAATACTTATTTAGAAAAAGAACTAGCATTAAAACCTAAACCTTTTAACTTTAAAGATTTAGATAAAAGAAATTGGGAAAAATTTAAAGAAACTACAGAGAAGTTATCTAGAGCAAGCTATCGTGATGAACGACTAGAAATGTACGCCGAGAATTATAAAGAAATGGCTAGACAAAATGCACCTAGGGTATATGAACTTATAAAAGATTTAGGCGCAGAAGAAATATACAATGCACGTTTTGATAACCCAACTTTAGATATTGAATTTTATTATGACCCAATCGACCAAGAGGCAAAAAATGATTTTATTTTAGACGCATGGCAAGAAACATTAAATGATATTTAGCGCCGATTTTGAAACTACGACAACCCCTAATGATTGTCGAGTATGGGCGGTTGGTCTATTTGAGATATTTAGTAATGACAATTTTATTTATAGTAATAACATTGATTATTTATTTGAATTTTTAAATAACCAAAAAGAAAAAACAATTTTATATTTCCACAATATAAAATTTGATGGTGAATTTATTATAGATTATTTATTAAGAAACGGTTATTGTCATGTAGAAGATAAAAAAGGAATGGCAAATAATGAATTTACTACACTTATAAGTGATATGGGGGCTTTCTACAGTATGACTATTAAATTAAAAAATGGAAATACTGTAGAAATAATAGATAGTTTAAAGATATTACCTTTCTCTGTTGATGAAATAGCAAGTGCTTTCAACTTACCAATAAAAAAGGGTAATATTGATTACAATGAGTACAGAGAGGTAGGTCATGTTCTTACAGATAATGAAATCGATTATATAAAAAATGATGTTGAAATCGTTGCTAGAGCATTAGAAATAATCTTTTCTCAAAACCTTCCTAAAATGACACAAGGGAGTAATGCACTTCATGATTTTAAAAATATAATCGGGTCAAAGAGATTTAATAAGTGGTTTCCCCAAATAAGATACGACCATGAAATAAGGCAATCTTATAAAGGAGGGTTTACCTATCTTAACCCATTATATGCAAATAAAGAAGTTGCGGAAGGATATGTCCTTGATGTTAATAGTTTATATCCGAGTGTAATGTATTATAAACCATTACCCTACGGTGAGGGTGTGCATTTTGAAGGGAAATATAAAGAAGATAAACTTTATAATTTATATGTACAATCATTTACTTGTACGTTTGAAGTTAAAGAAAATCATATCCCCACCATACAAGTAAAAAAGTCTATATTTAAAGACAATGAATATCTAACAACAAGTTGCGGAAATGAAGTTACATTAACATTAACAAGTATCGACCTAGAGTTATTTTTCAAACATTATGATGTCTATAATATTGTATGGCATGGTGGGTGGAAATTCAAATCAACTACTAACATATTTAAGGAATATATTGATAAATGGATAAAGGTTAAAATAGAAAGTACAGAAAACGGGAATAAATCGATGAGAACGTTAGCTAAACTTATGCTAAATGCTTTATATGGCAAATTTGCACTTAACCCTAAAGTAACTAATAAATATCCTTACCTTTGTCCGATAGAAGATAGAGTAAAATACAAAAGAAGTAAAACAAGAGAAAGAGATAGTTTATATATACCAATCGGTACATTTATAACTGCATGGGCTAGGAACATTACAATATCCACGTCTCAAGCCATAAAAGAATACTCATTAAAAAAATATGGTGTGGATATGTATATTTACAGTGACACCGATAGTATCCATACTTTACTGCCGATAGAGGAATGTAGGCAGTTCATGGATATTCACCCCACTAAATTAGGAGCATGGGATAATGAGGCAGTCTTTAAAAGAGCTAAATTTATAAGACAAAAAACATACGTAGAAGAAATATACAATAGAGATAAAACTGATACCAAATTGAAAATAACATGTTGCGGTATGCCTCAATCGTGTTATAAAGAGGTTACATTTGATAACTTTAAAATAGGCGCAACATATGGAGGAAAACTTACACCGAAACACGTTAAAGGTGGTATTGTCCTAGATGAAACTGAGTTTACTATAAGAGCGTAAATTTGACAAATGATAAAATATCTGTTATACTTAATTTGTCTAAGGACATTATCTAATTAAAAAGTACTATTGATTGGAGTTCACACGGTAAAACGTGCTAGTCGATAAACGGGTTGAAATCTTACTTTTTAAATTTAATGTACCTTAGACTTTTAATTTAGGAGGAAATAAAATGAACTTATTAGACATACTTAATTTAACCGAAAGCGGTAAAAATATATGGATAGATAATGATTTAGACAAACCTATCTTAATCAATGGGGATTGTGTAACCTTTATAGTTAGGGATTGCAAAGTTGAAAAAAAAGACTGTATAAGATTGGAGGTTGAAGAACTTGTCAACTGCGAATGATTTATATTTTCCATTAGGGAAAATATTAACTTACAATAGAAATTTTAATTTCATAAATAGTGAACGGGGAACAGGAAAAACGTACACATTACAAAAATGGTTAGTTCGACAGTTTTTAGAAAAGCAACGACAAAGTGTATATATTACACAATTCAAAAACGAATTAGAAGAAATAGGAGTAAAAGACCCTTTTAAAAAAGTATTAGACAATGAATTCCCAAATATTGAATATACACAAGTAGGGCATGACCTATATTTAAATGGTGAATTATTTTGTTATGGTATACCATTAACAGACGCCCAAAAAACTAAGAAAAAATCATTTCCAAAAGTGTACTATATAATGTTTGATGAATACATGAAAGAAAATGCTAAAAGGAACTCATTTGTAAAAAATGAAGTTGATGAATTCTTAAGTATTTATTCCACAATAGACAGATATGAAGATAGGGTTAAATGCTTTTTTCTAGGAAATACAACAACACAATATAACATATACCATATGCACCCTGCCTTTAATTTACCTGTTATTAAAAAAGGTGAAATATGGACTAGTGAAAACGTGCTATATTTTTATTATGCACCGCCTCAGAAATTTAAGGATAAGGTTAGCGATAATAAATTTCTAAATATGATAAAGGGTACAAGTTATGGTAATTATAGTAGTGATGGACAATTTGTAGAAGATACAGAGGAATGGATTGAAAAAAGAACAGATGGAGCAAAACACACATTTAATTTTATATATTTAGGTAATACATTTGGAGTATGGATTGATTACAATAAAGGTAAAATATTTATCAGTGATAAATATGACCCTAGTTGTAAACTGATGTATAGTTTAACACTAGACGACCATGGAGAAAATACAATGCTTACAAAAGCAAGTAAAAGTGTTTATTTAAAAATACTGACTGATAATTACAGGCTAGCAAATGTAAGATTCGAAACAATGAAAATAAAAAAGGAAAGTATAGGCGGTATACAACTACTGCTTTAGGAGCTATAAAATGAACGATAGTACAACTGCGGTATTAACTATATTAGTTATAGGTTTGCTATATTTGGGTGCAAATTGGGTTGATAAAAATAGTAAGTTATAGAATAAAGTTTTCCTTGAGTTTTCTATAAATCTATGATATACTTATAGTATAGAAAGGGTAGGAAATTAGTTCCTATAAGGTGAAGAAAAATGAAATTAAATGATGTATTATTTAAAGGTTTTGAAAAAGATGTTTATTTATTTGATGTTGATAATAACATCATCGCACACGGTGAGTCAACTAAATTATTTGATATGTTGGGGTGTTATTTCCTATATTTAGATGTTATTAGAATTAATGATTGCAATATTACAGTTGATATTAAGTTAGGAGGTGATGAATAATGGAAATTATTATAATTATAATTTTATTACTAATACTAATATTACCAAATTTATATCTAATATTAACATTAATAAGAGATATAAATAAATTAATTGAAAGTAGAGGTAATGAATGATGGAAAAATTAAAAGATTATTTAAGATTTAAAGAATACATTAATAAAAATGTGTGGGTTTATACATATAACAATATGGGTGAAAAAGTGCTATTGTTTGGCAACAAAGCTAAAATTTTAAACTATACTTTAGGGTTTACATTTTTAGATTGTGAAGTAGTAAATGTAAATGTTGAATTTGATGAAATTGATATTATAATTAATGATAGAGGTGAGTAATAATGTATAACTATTTAAATTGGATACAAGATATTATTGAAAAGGAAACAGGCGTAATAATATTAAAAATAAAAATCACTAAAGACAATATTTTATTTAAGGGTAAAATAGAGGTAGTGTTTAATAAATACCCTAACCAACAACCTTGTATCGCTATAAGAGAATTTGATAAACTTGATTTTAATGTAGTTAGTTTATTGGTTGAAGATGTTAAAGAATGTAGTAGGAAACTATTAGAAAGGAAATTTAAATAATGAGAAGATATAGAATTGAAGATTGGTTGAAATTTGGAATTGTATTAATTCCAATTTCAATTATCACATTAATTATTTTATTTATTGGAAATGGTTATGTTTGGAAATTATGGTAATTAAAGGAGGGTTTAAAATGATAACTTATAAAGAAGGTTTAGAAATTGTCCAAATGATTAAAGAAAGATATTTATTGAGTTTTAAAGCTAGTATTAGTTTGATTACAATTACAAAGGAATATTGTGTTTATAAAATTCATGCAGTAGTTGAGAACAAAAATATTGTGTTACAATTTGCAGTAAAACAAGGAATAAAACCTAATTTAAAATTAATAGCTAATACTTTAGCTAACGATATTATGGAAAATTATCAAGAGATAGTAGGTGATTAGGAATGAAAGATTATGTAATAAATTATATAACAGGTTATTTAGAAGATGTACTTGAACACGATTATATTGGTGTTGGCTTTATGTGTAACAAATTAAAAATTATTTATAGGTGGGGTTTTATAATTGTTAATATTGAAATTGATGAACATTTTATTAAAAATAATGATACTATCCAAATAAGTAGAAGATGTAAAAGAGAAATTTGTAATAAGGTGTTAAGTCTTATGCACAAGGAGGAAAGTTATGACTGATAATTATTTTAAAACGCTTAAAAGTGTGTTTATACAAAATTACTTAAACTATTATTTAATATTAGAAGATATACATGTTTTGGCTTATGATTAGGGTTACAGAATTAAAGCAGTAACTAAACTAAATGATTTTAATATAAATATAGATATTGCTAATAACAATAGCAGAGTTGAAGAACTTTGCGATATTGCACTCAGTAAGATAAAAACCGAAATCCTAAAACAATACATTAACC